CTTCTGGTGTTATATTAACTTCACCATACTGCGGTGCCTGAGTGAAATCAATTGAGGATGCCTGCTTCTCCAAATCGGACATTTGCTGATTGAATGTCATAGAAGTAGCAGGAGTAGCAGCAGAAGTCGTTGATGGTTTTGTTGATGGTGGTATGACTTGACTTTGTGGTTTTGCTGGTACTGTTTTTGCCGATGCAGAAGAAGTTGCTGCTGGTTTTTGTGATTTATTATCAATTCCACCTGCTATTCTTGTTCCTTCAAGACCCAATCTTCCAAGAGTTCCTACCCAACCAACAAATCCAGGAATAATTCCAATAGTATTTAAAGCACCTCCAAGAATATCTCCTTTAGAAAAATCATATAAAGCAGCAGCTCCAGAAATAACTGATCCTACTCCAGGAACGAATCTTCCTCCAGTTTTTGCAGCTGCTTTAGCGGCAACTTTAGATGCATCATCTGCAGAAGATGCAGCAGCAGCAACTCCTGCTCTGGTAGCGGGGGCAGCCGCTGCTGCTCCTGCTGCTGGTGCCGCTGCTTTTGCTCCTGCTCCAGTTATTGCAGACCATCCAGCCTTTGCAGTTGAAACTATTGCATTTCCGGCACCCTTTAGAAGACCTCCAAGTGCTCCAAAAAATCTACCTACAGTATTCTTAAGCAACCATCCACCAATCTTAAGAGATAATCTTGCAATAGTTCCGGCAATTGCAAAAAATCCACCATTCAGTAAGAATAATGTTGCGGCACCAATTCCAAGAGCCTTTAGAACATTATCTCTGATTTCTATTAATTTTTTACCATTATCTTCGGAAATTGCCCTAAGAGTTTCAATTCCTTGATTTGTTAACCACCCAAGTAATAATGTTCCAAAGAACTGTGATAATCTACTTAGAATGGATTGTGCCTTTTGTGCGATTGCCTGAACCGGAGCAATTAATGCACTTTGTATTGCTTTTTCTAAAAGACTTTCTCTGCCTACTCTTAATCCTAATTCTGTTGCTCTTCTTTGCTCCTCGTTTTCTTTCTTTATACGATTTTGTTCTAAAACACTATCATTAGTAATTGCTTTCGTAACATTATTTAAGGAAGCATTAAAACCAGTAACTTCACCTCTCAAACTTCCAACTAGTTCTTGTACTCCGTTTATCGTCTGTGTCTGAATGAATATTACTTTATTTAAATTAGCAACCTCAGAACTTAAAGTATTGACCTGACCTTGTAAAGAAGTTATTGATGTAGATTGCGACTTTACAATTGATAAGGTCTCTGGGTCTGATTTCTTACTGATTGGGACAAGTGCTCCTCCACCACCAAAAATATTTGATGATACTTGACTTCTCTTGAATAGTGCCTTTCTTCTTTCCGCAGACAAATAGGACCCCGATATAGGATCTACCCCACTTTGAGCTACTTGTGCTAAATCAGCCATTTGCTTGATTCTTTAGGTTTTCTTCTTCAATATAATTTTGTAAGAGAGTTATATAAATTTCCCGTTCCCAAGGAATCATATCTTCAAGTTCAGTCAAAGAGTATTTATGATGTTGCATCAGAGCAAAGTTTGTCTTATAGTATGACGCAAGGTCAGTATGCGCCATACTCACACGAAAAAAGCCGATAGACCCTCCAACACAACTTCACTTTCTACACCAGTCTTTGGGTTTTTAACCTTAATGGTATGAGAAAGTTTGGGCATAGTATCAAAGAACTTCTCAACTTCTTTAAATTGTTTAGAACTTAACTGCTCCACAAATTCTAGTAGTTCTTTTTTAGTAGAATCACTTGCGGTCCAAGATTCTTCTTCCGAATAAATTTGATCAATACAAGATACAATCAAATCAAAAGTATCATCAACGCTTACACTATCACCAGAATCAAAGTTATTCTTAATAAACTCAGTCATAGATGGATATCTCATTCTCAAAGTCAAAGTATCATCTAACTTAATATCACGAGAATGTTTTGGATTCTCTTCAACATTAATTTCATCCAAATTAATACTAACCGGAACCTGAGTTGTTTCATCATCTGGGCAAGTAATTAAAACATCCACACTTTCTCCAACAGACTTTCCTCTGATATTGAGAAACAAATACTCAATATCAAATGTGGATAAATCATCTACTTTGATGCCTTTACTTAAGATGCAATTTGAAATAACATTCTTAACGGCATTCGCAATTGCCTTGGAATCTTCACTTTCCAGAGCGATAATAAGAATTTTTTCTTCTTTAACCAGAAAGGGTCTATATCTAATTTTCTTTTTTAATGATGGAATTTCCAACTCGTAGATTGGAGTTGTAATCTTTGGTAAAGGCATAATATCCTATAAAGTTCAGTTAAAAATATTTAGACGACTTAGGCAACCCCAACAGGTCTTGGATCATCTAGTCTTCCGGTCCCAAGATTGAGGTTTCTATTGATTAATTCATCTCTTCCTGTTGCGAGTCTATTTTGTCTATTTACTTGATTTATGGTGCTGTTAACAACAGTATTAGAAATTTTATTATTATCACTATTTCTTGTAAGGTCCAAACTTAATGTTCTGCCACAAACATATCTTTCGTAATTAAATGTGGCACTCATCTTTAATGTATCAGAACCATTATAGTTTACTGGTACAGAATTTAAAGCAAGTGGAAAAAGACCGAAAAAATTATACTCAATTTCTACATTATAATCTCTATCAAATTTAATAATCTTAGTCATATCACTTTTATAATCTTTTGGATATCTCATTCTAAAATAATATCCGTCTTGAGATGGATTGGCATTAGATCCACTAGAAATAAACTCCATCCAGTGCTCTATGAATTTTAGATTTTGATAGTTATTATCAACATAAAATTCTAAACCAATTTCTGTGAAAATTCTGCGATGAGCGATTCTTTCATTCACTCCAGTATAGTTATTGGTGATATCAGCAGTTGCTAATGAGGTTCCTGGAAGTGATGCAGAAAAACAAAGTAATCCGGCATCATTAGCAATAAACAACGGATTAACTCCTCTTATTGCAAGATGTGATAAAAGTAGTGCAGGTAGACCACCAAACACAACCTGAAAGTGTGAGCTCTGGGCGAGATTCGTAAAGAGTGGTTTAAAATCTGATATTCTG